GCTTGTGGTGGTGGTGGTGCCTTGTAAGGGGCTTGCGGGCTTGGAATGACACCCCTGGGTACCTCCGGTGGTGGTGGGCCGTCGGACCCATCGGCCAGGGCTGGCCGTGGGGTGATCGCGAGCGCCAGGGCCAGGCCGGCGAGAGTTCGTTGCAGACTCATGCTCTTTCTCCGCGCGTGAATGCTGCGGGTCCGACCGCTGAACTTTTGTGGTCCTTCCTTCAGTCTATCGGATGCGAGGATGCAAAACTTCACTCATCCGTCAAACTCTGCGCCGCCGGCCATGTCAAACAGGGATAGCACGGTGATATACGGACGTGTTTCTGACGACTACAGAATTCTATTCTACCGTCTTGACATCTCACTTGCATACGCTATACTTGACTTGTGGGCGGTGAGTGGATGCAACCAAGAGAGGGGCGGAACGATGAGGGGCAAGACCTGGTACGCGGGTTATACGATCGGGTGGGACTGGGCGAAATCCTACGCGACCGGCACCAAAGCGACCCGGGCCTCGATTCGCCGCAAGCTGGTGCGGATGGCGCCGTCTGACAATCGCCTGGTGCAAGGGATCTGGCAAGGTTGGTATGACCTGGTCGACCAGCTCGCTCCGGCCATCCTCGAGGGCAAGGCGCCGAGGACCGTCAATCCCCACAAGTTTTCCAAGGTCCTCGAGAGGGTGTCATGAGATGAGTAAGAAGGCGATCGGAGGCCCGGAGCTTGAGCAACTGCTTGGGCTGAACAGTTTTCCGCCCGAAACCGTGGGCTATTACCAGGAGCTTTACCTACTCTGCGCCCTGTATCGACTGTGCGAGGAGAACGGATACGGTCGCCTCTATCAGCTAATGGAACAGATCAACGAAATCTGGCGCGACCCGACCCGGGCCGAATATTGGCGGAACTGGTATAGGGACCGAAACGATGCCCTGGCAAAGACGCAGGAGGAACTAGGGGAGAAAACATGAGTGAGAACATCGTTCAGGATGACGTCGATCGACTGATTCACGCCGGCTATACACCCCGCGACTATGCGGGGTGGCCGCATTGGGTGCGCGGCCATACTGGGGAGGTCGCGACCGTCGAGGAGCTGGCCGAGGTGCTGTTGCGTGGGCAGAGTACACTTGCGTGGGCGCCGGCCAGGCTGGACGCCGCGGCGCGGTTGGCGCTGGGGAGGGGTGACCGTGGGGACTGATTCGAAGATTGAGTGGACCCACCACACATGGAATCCGTGGCGCGGCTGTGAGCATGTCATCATGGGGGAGGATGGCGCGGAGCTGCCTTACCTCGACTCGGAGCGCTTGCCCTCCGGGTGCGATCACTGCTATGCGGAGGCGCTGTCACTGCGGAATCCGGCGGTCCTCGGAACGTGGGGGCCGCGGGGGCGGCGAGCGGTCGCCGCCGAGGCGTATTGGAACTTGCCGATCAAATGGGATCGCGAGGCAAAGGCGGCGGGTGAGCGCAGGCGGGTGTTCGCCCTGTCACTGGGCGATTGGCTCGAGGATCGGCCGGAGCTCGAGGAGCCGCGGGCGAGGATGGCGGCGGTGATTCAGGCGACGCCGAACCTGGATTACCTCTTGCTGACCAAACGGCCGGAGAATGCCCAGGAGCTCGCTAGCGAAGCGTTCGGGTGGGATGTGAGGAAACATGGGATGCCGCCTAATGTGTGGCCTGGGGCGAGCGTGGAGCATCAGGCGGCGGCCGAACTGCGCATTCCGCGCTTGCTTAAGATTCCCAGCGCGGTTCACTTCCTTAGCGTCGAGCCGTTGCTCGGGCCGGTCGACCTTTTGCGATGGGTTCACCCGTGGGGGTCGGCGATTAAGTGGGTGATCGTCGGCGGGGAAAGCGGGCCCCATGCGAGGCCGATGCATCCGAACTGGGCGCGCTCGATTCGGGAGCAATGCCGGGATGCTGGGGTCGCTTTCTTTTTCAAGCAATGGGGAGAGTGGGCGCCAACCGCGGATGTTGGCTTCGGTGATTCACCCCGAGTCGAGACGCACGTTTTCGGGGTCGAACAGAACATCGAGACTTTTGGTGGTGCGGTGCCGCTAGGTATCGAGATGCGCCGTGTCGGCAAGAAAGCCGCTGGCCGCGAGCTGGACGGCCGAGAATGGAACGAGGTTCCGCGCGTCGAGCCGCCGGCAATCGTTAAGGGATCCCAATGAAAGCGCTCACTGTCTATCAACCCTGGGCCTCCCTCGAATGCCTGGGCTTGAAGGGAACCGAAACCCGGAGCTGGTCGACCTCCTACCGAGGGCCCCTGGCCATCCACGCGGGAGTGAAGTGGAACGACTATCTCCGGGAGCGTCAACGAGAGCTCCATTCGTACCTGGTGCGCCATGGTGCCCTCGGCTTGCCGGGCGACTTGCCGCGGGGGGTTATCCTCGCCGTCGGCAGTCTGGTCGACTGTTTGCAGGTGACCGAGGGGAATCAGACGATGTTCAGCGCGTTCGACCGGATCGCCGGCGACCTTTCCCTCGGTCGCTGGGCGTGGGTCCTCGAGGATGTGCGGCCCTTGCGGCATCCGGTGCCGTGCCGGGGGATGCAAGGGATCTGGACGGTGCCGGGCCGGGCCGAGGCCCTCATCCTGAACAGGAGCGATCGTTGACCCACCATGAGGCCCTCGAGCGGTCGCGCCGGGCGCGCGATTCGCGGTGGCATTGCGGCGGCGACCTGGTCGACCTCGGCCCTGACCAATGCCTGGACCTTTGCGCCGTCTGGGCCTGCTCGGTCTGCCAAGAGTATGTCTCAATTGACCCGACTGGGGTGATCCGCGACACGGGGCCGATCGCGGTGCTCGATGCTCCACAACGCGCGGCGCTCGAGGCCCATCGGGGGAGCATTGAACCAGGAGCAACCAGGGTGACGCAACCAGCAACACGAATCCAGTGCCGGCGGTCGCCGAGCGGTTGGCACGAGCTCGCGGCCGAGGTGACCGTCGGCGCGCGGGATGACCGGCGGTTTCCCTCCGGCACCGAAATGTACCTCCGGTGCCGGCATTGCCAGGCATCGGGCCGCGCCATCCTCGAGGACAATCAAATTCAATGGGGTGAGGGCGAGAGGCCGCCGGTGGGGGGATCAGGCCGATGAGTCTCGAGGGGACGGCAACGAACTTGCGCCGGGTGCTGCGCTCGCTTCTGCGGGATCGCAAGCATAGTCCGATTCACGACTGGCTTGTCGTGTCGACGGTCGACGGCCACATCGCCGCCCGCGCGCCGGGCGGGGAATGTTTCCGGATCGCCATCGTTCCCATTCCGCCCGAATCGGCCGATGCGCAGGCGCTGGCGGAGGTCGCCGGGATGTTCGAGGATCTGTTGAGGCGACCGAGGAGGGCCCAACGATGACAACCCGAGCGCGCCGCAAGCCGAGGGCCCAGGCCGAGGGGTCGCCGCCGTTGCCGCCGCGGCGCTTGCTGGTCGGCCGGATCGTGGTGGAGGAGGATCCGCGCTTCGACCCGGAGGACCTCGCCGGGGCCGTCCTCTTGCGCGGCCTGGACGGCCGGGCGGGGCGGTATGCCGTCTATGCCGCGCTGGCCGATAAGGTGATAACCATCATCTCGGACAATCGGCCGCCGCTCCGGGTGACGCTGGGATCGGTCGCCGAGGCGATGATGACGGCCAGGCCCAAACCTCGCCGCCGCGGCGGCGGGTGAGCGCCGCGGCGGCCTGGGCCTGCTCGGCTACTTGCCGGCCCTGAACATCGCGCGGTCGACCCACCCGCGGGCGCCCTTGTCCTCGCCGGCGAGGACCTGCACAACCAGGGGGCCGCCCGCGCTCTTCACGACGCGGACCCGGGTACCGACGGCATAGGCCCTCACGCGCTTCGCCGCGGCGAGGCGGTGCATGGCCGCGCCGCCTCCGCCTGGGCGGTCGGGGCGCTTGTCGTAGAGGGTCGCCGCGGCGGCCTGCATGGCGAGATAGTCGGGTTCCGACCTCGCCATCCACACCGTTTGCTCGCCCTCGAGCTCGAGCGTGCCGATGGCGCCGGCCTTGACCGGCGGGGGCGGGTCGCCGGCGATCGCCGGGGCCGCGGAGGTCGCCGCGGTGAACAGGAGGGCCGTTTTCACGACCAGGCTGAACAGTTGACGAATCACTGGAGGGTCCTCGAGGTTGGGCGCTTACTGCGGGTCGAGATCATTCAGGCGGCGGGGCGGGTTGAGGCCGTAAAGGATGCGGAGGACGGTGGTCAAACTCGGTTCGTTCCGACCGGCGAGGATTTGCCAGAGTTGTGACCGGGACATCGGCGGGTCGAGGCCGGCGGCGATCGTCGCGGTGTTGCGGCCATCGGCCTCGACCAGCTCGCGGAGCTGGTCGAGGACATCGGCGGCCGAGGGGGCGGGTGCGGGCGATGGGCGGCGGGGCATCGGGAGACTCCTCAGATTTCTTGGACTTGTTCGCGATGGTGCTGGACTCCAGCGCTCCAACCGGCGAACACTTCCTCGAGGACGTGTATTGCGATGTGGTGTCCGTTGCCGCCGTCCTCGGTGAACCGCTCGAGGGTGCGGTTAACGAGGTCCTCGACGTCTACCGAATTCTCGAAGTCCGCCCAATCTATCCTCATGATTGCGTTAGAGAATTTCGCTCCAACGATGACTTTCTCTCGGCGACTGTCCAGGCTCTCCGGTCGCTTGCTTGGCATGGTCTTACCTCGGGTGCTGGTCTCACTCACTCACAAGCCCCCTTGGCCTGCTCTCTCTTAAGTATAGAACCTTCTAACGCCACGTCAAGAACCTTCTACCCGATTCCTTGACATTCTGGCCGATTGCCGCTAAGGTCGGCCCATCGACTGGCTCGTACCCGGTCCACGACATTCGAGGGCCCTCGGCCCTTGAACCGGCAAGCCCCCTAGCCGGAGTACGAGACCGGCTAGGGGGTTTTGCTTTTCCCGGAGATCAGGGACGGCTAGACTATCCTGGTAATTCAGGTCAGGGGTGCCGTCGCCGTTCGACCGCGTGAGGTTACCCCAGTCTTCCGGGCTTCTCGCGGCGGGTATTCAGGAAGACTCTAACTACCGGCGGCGTAGGGTGTTTCTTGCCAGAGCCCCCTGCGCTTCCGGCCGACGGGAAGGATACCTATGTTCCCATCCTGCAAGGGTGGAGCGCTCCAGCGCGCATGCGCCCGACCGCCTCGGCGGAGGCGCTATCCCGATCTTTCGCCGGGCCGCTGGGCCGGCGTTCAAGACAATCGCGACCAGGCCGCCGAGAGCTGGCCTCCCTGGACGGATGCGCCGGTCGAGTTCCTCGACTATGACGCTTTCGACGACCAGGGCCGGTTGATCTCGAGAGGGGGATGCGATGACGCATGACCCCTCCGCCAACGGCAACGGCCACACTAACGGCTACGCCAACGGCCACGTCAACGGCCACGCCAACGGCCACGTCATCGGCAATGGCCAGGCCGCCGGCCTCCTCGCGGATCGCCGGCCGCCTTATCACCTCGAGGCCGAGCGGGGGGTTATCGGGTCGGTGATGATGTCCGAATCGGTGTTGACCGAGGTCGCGCATATCCTCCGGCCGGAACACTTCTTTCGCGATGACCACGGCGTCATCTATGGCGCCATCCTGGGCCTTTATGAATCCGGCCGGGCCGTCGACCTGGTCACACTCGCGGATGAGCTCCAACGGCGAGATCACTTGACGCGGATCGGCGGATTTGACGCGCTCGCCGAAATCATGGCGAGTGTTCCGCACCCCGCAAACGGGCTGGAATACGCCGAGATCGTGCGTGAGAAATGGATCGGCCGGGAGATGATCCGGGTTTCTGAACAATCACTTTCGGGAGCCTATGGCCAGAGGGAATCGGTCGGCGCGCTGCTGTCAAAGGCAAGCGACCGCCTCGCCGCGCTGGGCGACCTCGAGCCGGAGCCGGAGGCGTCGCGGGTTCGGCCCTGGCCGGATCCGCCCGATGAGGCGGTTTATCAGGGCCTGGCCGGGGACATTGTCCGGATGATCGAGCCGCATACCGAGGCCGATCCAATGGCCATCCTGGGCCAATTGCTCGTTTGCTTCGGGAACGTGATTGGTCGCCGGGCGCATTGGCGGAACGAGGGGACCTGGCATTACCTGAACCTGTTCGCGTGCATCGTCGGGAACAGCTCAAAGGCGCGGAAGGGGACCAGTTGGGACCATTGCCGCAACCTCATGAAAAGCTGCGATCCGGATTGGGCGAGGAAATGCCTGCAACGGGGACTGTCGTCAGGGGAGGGCCTGATCTGGTCGGTTCACGATGCCGTGATGCGGCGCGAAAAGACCGGCGGAATCTATCGAGAGGTCGAGGCCGAGCCGGGTGTCGACGACAAGCGGGCGCTCTTCATTCAGACGGAATTCGGGTCGACGCTTTCGATACTCAATCGCGAGGGCAATTCCCTTTGCGGAACACTGCGCGAGGCGTGGGATTATGGCGACCTCGCCGCGGCCACGAAAAACAATCCGGCCAGGGCGACCGGCGCCCATATCTCGGTGATCGGCCACGTCACATGCGAGGAGCTGCACCGACGGTTGACGGAGAACGATGCCGCCAACGGGTTCGCCAATCGCTTTCTGTGGATTTGCTCGCGACGGTCGAAATATCTGCCCGATGGCGGCCGGATCCTGGAGGTCAATTTCACGGATGCCGTCAACCGGCTGCGCGAGGCAATCGCGTTTGGCGCCGACGATTTCATCGGCGATAAGGCGCCGATGATTCGCGATCATGAGGCGACCGATTTATGGCACGAAATCTATCGCAAGCTGTCGGAGCCGAAACCGGGCCTCCTCGGCGCGGTGACGAGCCGCGGCGAGGCGCAGGTGATGCGGTTGGCCTGCATCTATGCCCTGCTTGACCGGACCAAATACGTCCTCCGGCGGCATCTCGAGGCGGGTCTCGCGTTCTGGAAATACTGCGAGCAATCGGCCGCCTACATTTTCGGCGACCAGCTCGGCGACCCGCACGCGGAGAAGCTGCTGAAGGCGCTGGTCGCCGCCGGCGAGGCCGGCCTGACGATGACCACGATTCGCCGCAAGGTGTTCTGCGGCCATCGCACCCTCGCGCAGCTCGAGAATACGATCGGTCTGCTGATGCGCGCGGGAGTTATCACAATGCATGTGGATAAGAGTTCAGGAGGCCGGCGGCCGATTACGTGGAAAGCTGTTCAGCACGCGGGGAATTAGGCCCATGTGGAAAGTGCGCCCGATGCGCCCGAAGCGCCCAAAGTCATTTTCGTCGCCGCAAGGTGCAGATACTATTGATGTTCCGGCCCAAAACTTTGGGCGCATACCCTGCGCCCGAAGTGCGCCCGAAGTTTTGGCGGTCATCAGGGGGGGGACTTTGGGCGCACTTCGGGCGCACGAGATGCGCCCAAAGTTTTGGGCCACAAGTGTTGACATATCCAGATCTTGCGCCGACCAAAACCACTTTGGGCGCTTCGGGCGCTTCGGGCGCACTTTCGTCATTTTTTTGCCCTCGCGAGCGCGCCGGCGCGCGGCCGCGCACGCACGCACGCGAGGCGTGGAAAAATCTCAGGGGTGGGGTTGCTCGCTGGCGGCGAGCTGTTCGGCCGGTTGTCCGTTCGCCCAGGCGGAAACGGACCCGGGTGTCCGGTATCTCCTCGGCCGGATCCGGGGCGACCCGGGCGACCTGGTTTCGCGCATGGCGGCCGGTCTGTTCCGGCGGCAATGCCGCGCAGAAAAAAACCGGCCGCCGGGGTGTTTCTTTGCCAGAGCCCCCCGGGCGGCCGGTCACAGGAAAGACCGTTCCTCGTCACTCGTATTATAGGTGATCTGGTGAACACCTAAAGAGCAAATGGGAACGGATTGACCGGCGGTCGCTCGAGGAGCGGCCTCGGCCATTGGGCGCACGAAGATTCGAACTTCGGACCTCACCCTTATCAGAATTCCGGTTTAGTCTGGCGGGAATGGGGTAGGCTTGCGGTTGCCCCCCATTCCGCCATCACATCGACTCACCGGAATCCCTACCATGTCAGGGCAAGCACACTGCGCGCCAATCTTGGCTACGCACCCTAACATACTCATTTCGCCTGACCAAGTGATTTTACTTGGCGAGCTCTCGCGCCTCCTCCTCGAGCTCGCCGGCGGGGTGCAGGTGCGCCCGGTGGGCCTCGCGGAGTGGCGGGAAACGGCGCTGGCGGCCTGCGCGGGGCGGTCGCGGTCCTATCGCGATCGGGTCGGCCAGGCGCTGGCCGAGGCGGTCGCCCTGGCCGGGCCGGGGGCATCCACGGCCGCCCTGACGCCGGAGCTGGTCGCCAAGCTGGCGGCCAGGGCCGGGGCGGCGGCGACCACGAATGGCCTGCTAAGGGCCCTGCGGACGGCCTGCGGGCTCGCGGCGGATCGGGGGTGGTTGGTGCGGGGGTCGCTCGAGCGGGCGGCCTGGAGGGTTTACCAGGGGCCGCAAACGAGGGCGAGGCATCATCCGCGTGAGGCGGTGGCCAGGGTCCTGGGGTCGCTCGAGGAGGGGCGGGCGAGCTGGGAGGGGGGGAGGCTGCATGCGCTGGCTTGCTGCTATGCGTACACCGGCCTCCGGCTGCGCGAGGCCCTGCGCCTCGAGGTCGGCGACCTCGACCTCGACCGGGGGTTTGTGTTCGTCAGGCCGGGGAAGGATCTCAAGACGGCGCGGTCGGCCGCGCCGGTGCCCTGCCCGCGGGCGCTGGTCGAGGTCCTCGAGGGGTGGGTCGGCCGGGCCGGGGGGCGCTGGGTGTTTCCCAATCTTGGGAAAACCGGGCCGTGGGGTGGGGGGACTTTCGGCAAGCGCCCGACCGATCGCCTGGTCGCCGCCGGCCTGGCCGTGGGGGTCGCCGGGTTCACCCCGCTATCCCTCCGGCATTCGCTGGCCACGCACTATGCCGGGTACTGGGGACTATCGGACAAACAGATTCAGCAAATCCTCCGCCACACAACCGTCATGACCCAAGCGCACTATGTGCATGCCGACCTCGCGAACCTCGCGGAGCTGGTCGAGGGGTTTCGGTTCGACTCGCCGGAGCCGGCCAGGGGGCGGCGGCGGAGGCCGCCGCGGCGGGGCCGGGGCGGGCCGAGGAGGCGGCGGCCGGGGGTGGGGACGGGTTAGACGGCGGTAGTGGAGAAGGGAGGCGGGACGATGCAAATGCCAGCTTATGCGACCTACTGCATTGCGGTGTGGGATTGCGAGGCGCAGCGGTGGGAGATCCGGTCAGAGGGCGTGACACCCCGCGGGCTACGTGAGGAGATCCGCCGGCTACGGTCGGACGGGTGGACGAGCGTCAGTGTGCTAATCGAGGGCGAGGACTGAGATGGGGCGGCGGGGCCGGGCCGGGCCGCGGAGGCGGCGGCCGGGGGGGGGGAGGGGTTAGGTTGAGCTGCTCGACCTGCTCGAGGACCTCGGCGGTACCGGAGCTGCGCGAGGACCTCGCCGGCGAGCTGGTCGGCGCGGAGCTGCTCGACCTGCTCGAGGACCTCGCCGGTACCGGAGCTGCGCGAGGACCTCGCCGGCGAGCTGGTCGGCCCGGAGCTGCTCGACCTGGTCGAGGACCTCGCCGGTACCGGAGCTGCGCGAGGACCTCGCCGGCGAGCTGGTCGGCCCGGAGCTGCTCGACCTGGTCGAGGACCTCGGCGGTACCGGAGCTGCGCGACGACCTCGCCGGCGAGCTGGTCGGCCCGGAGCTGCTCGACCTGGTCGAGGACCTCGCCGGTACCGGAGCTGCGCGAGGACCTCGCCGGCGGGGTCCTCGGCCGGGGGTGGGCCCTGCCCTGCTCGGGTGGGGGGGCGGCCTCGAGGGTGGGGGAGGGGTGCAGGGTTTCGCCGATCGGAGGAATCGGCGCGGTAGGGGTTGCGCGGGTTGCCTATGCCGCGGATTCGACGTCCTCGCCGAGTTGCAGGCGGAGGGCGGCGGGAATGGTGGGCCGGCTGACTCCTTTGAGGGCCGGAGTCATCAACCGGATGACGAGTTCGCACGGGTCGATACCCAGATCGGCCGCGGTGGAGTCGATGAGACGTCTCAACCGGCGGGGAAGGGTATAGGTGACCTTGTCCTTCGGTTCCTTCGGTCGACTGGTCGACGGGTCTTTTCCGGCCATTGCTCGCGCCTCCGCCCTGGTCACAATTCCGCCCTATGACCTATCGGCGCGGAGGGGATCCCTACTCCACATCGCCGGCGTCAATCGCGGCGAGGGTCCGCTCGAGCTCGAGGGCGTCGGGATCGTGGGGGGCGAGCTGGCGGGCGGTGATGACGATGACCTCGCCGGCGGCGGTGCGGTAGAGAATGCGGCCGGGGCGCCAGGCGATCGAAACATCGCGCGGGAGCGCCCTGCCCGCCATCAGGGCGGCCATGACGGATTTGAGCGTGATGTGGGCGATCGATTCCACGGGATCATTCCTTGGTCGGCGGGGCGGAAACCTCGGTGCCGGGGACCAGCATACCAAACCGGCGGCGGAGTTTGGCGTCGAGCCGGTTCAAGAGCTCTTGGCGCTGGGGACATCCGCAATCGACGCCGATCTTGTCGGCAAGCCAGAATGCGGCGCGGTCGACGCCGAGGCGGTGAGTGAGCTCGGAGACGAGGTCGCCGGCGAGGGGGACCTGGGCGAGGTATTCGAGCGGGGTCATAGGGGGTCGGCGATCAGAAGACGGTAACGTCGATGTTCATATACGCTACCGCGATGTTGCATGGGCCGCCAGTCTGGGCGAACCCGTTCGAGACAAGTTGGACGGTGAGTTTTCCGGTTCCGACGGTGCCCAGGGCGACCGGCAGAACTAATGTTGCTGTCGTATTCGGGTATGTGTAGATAACAGAGGGGTTGTTAAAAAGAACCGGCGGGCTCGTTTGCCCTACCACGACTTGTATGTTCGTTCCTCCGCATCCTTGATTGGGGCCGATGGTGATTCCCGTAAGCGTTACATTGTGGGTTCCGGAATCATGCGCCAACGATATCGGCGGAGCCTGGTCGATCGCCGGAGGACCACACGTTCGATTCAGGCTGAAAGTCGCCGATCGGGTAATCGGTTGGCATCCGGTCGAGGTGACCTTAACCGTGATCAGAACGGAGCCGTTGCCGCCGGCCCAGTTGAGGGTGAGGCTTCCGGTGGTGTTGGGACTGGTGTAATTGACGGTGGGGTTGGCAAGAATCGCGGTGTTGCTGCTGGTCGCCGTGATGACGATCGGGTTGGTACTACCCGTGGCGCTGATGCCGGTGAGCGAGACCGAAGGGAGCGTGTTGCCACACAAGCCGACCTGGTTGGCGATGCCGTCGAGGGTGCAAGCGCATGTGGTGCAACAAGTGCCGCATAGGCCGAGGCCGAGGGGCATTTCAACAATCCGCCTGGACGATGTAATTGAGGCCGCCGTAGGAGACGCACCAGATCGTTTTGCCGAACGCGAGCGCGGAAGAATAGGTGTTGTAAACGTCGAAATCGGGTGAGTCGGGGTCGGTTGCCAGGGCGCCGGCGGTGCCGGTGGGAACCAGGCGGGTGGCGGTGGCGGTGGAGGGGGCGGCGATCGTGCCGGCGGCCAGGGCGGCGGTGAGCTGGGCGGGAAAGATCAGGTTCGCGCCGGCGACCGGGTATCGGGCGCGCTCGGCCGGGCCATTGAAGCGCTGGGCCTCGATGCGCTTGACGGTGTGGGCGATGCGGGCGGCATCCTTCTTTGAGAAACCCCATGCGCCGCCGTTGTCGCTGGCCTCGGGTAGGGTGTCGCTCATTGGTGGGTTAACCCTGACCTGGTGCGCCGGAGGGGTCGAGGCCGAGGAGGGAATAGTCGGCCTCGGAATAGACCTCGAACGTCAGGGAGACCGGGTTGGAGCCGGTGACGAGTTTGGCGCCGTTGCCGTCGAGGAGCGCCGGGGAGCTGATTTCCTCGTTTTTATCGTCGAGGATCTTTTGTTTCTTGCCGCTGACGATCTGGCGCATGCCCTGGTCGAGGATCTGCTTTTTCCACCCGTTGGGGTTGATCTCGAATTGGTATGTGATGACGTAATAAAACCCGCAGATCGGGTTGTATTCGAGCTCGCCCAGGGGGGTGGACATCTTCACGGTGAGGGGGCCGAAACCGAAAAAGGGGCCGGTGTTGAGGCAATCTTTCCAGGTGAGGGCGTAGGAGGGGGAGTAACTCGGTTCGTTGCGGACGATTCGCAGGGTGGGGCGGGAATCGTCGATGGCGATGGGCGGGTCGAAATAGTCGCCGGCGCTGTTGACGACCGGGTTGCCGTTGCGGTCGGCAAAACACACTTGCTCGAAACGGTTTTCACCCCAACTGATTTTGATGGGGTGATTCAAGGGATTTTCTGGGAACTGGGTGGGATCGTAGGGGGCATACTCGACGGTGACAACCCATGAGGAGTCATCGTTGCAATCGGGATCGATCTGGGCGTCGATCTTGGTGGCGAAGGAGAATTGATCGTATTCGACCAGGGCGCCCTCGCCGTTGGTGATGACGTAAGCCTGGCCGAGGAATACCGGGATCGAGAGGCGGGCGCCGAGGGGGCCGATGGCGAAAGGGGAGTCGGTGATTACCCTGAATGCGCGGCGATAGGTGCGGTGCCATTGGGGGTCGATGCCGCCGGAGCGGGATTTCAGCATTTCCTGGACGGAGAGTATGGCCATAGGGGATTTTTACCACGGATAGCACGGATGAGCACGGATGGGGAGGACGGTTCGCCGAGGGTGCAAGAGGGGGAGACGGCCTCGAGGGTGACCAGGCCGCCGGCGAGGTCCTCCGGCAGGGCCAGGGCCTCGAGGGTGACCAGCTCGCCGGCGAGGTCCTCCGGCAGGGCCCAGGGCCTCGAGGGTGACCAGGCCGCCGGCGAGGTCCTCCGGCAGGGCCCAGGGCCTCGAGGGTGACCAGGCCGCCGGCGAGGTCCTCGGCCGGTGTCAGATCGTGAAAGTGGCCAGGCCGTGGGCCTCGGTTTTGCCGCGGGCGGCGATTTCTTTGATGGCCTGGGCCATGTTCTTGGTGTGCTTGGCGGTTTCCTTGGTGGCGGCGGCGGTTTCTTTGGCCTCGGTGCCTCCGCCCTGGTTCAGGAATCGGGCGATCGAGGAGCCGGCCTCGGAGGAGCCGATCTCGGCGGCGGCGACACCCTTGTAATCGCTGGGTTTCGGTAGGGGCTTTTCCTTGGCGGCCTCGGGTTTGGCGGGGCCGGGGAGTTTGGCGGTGGCGCGGGCCTTGACGCGGGCGGCGGTGCGGTTGGCAATGCGCTCGCCGGCGGCGTCGATGTCGGCTTGCAAGGAGACGAGCGGGGGTTTGATCATTTCGGGGAGCGCGGCCAGGGCGGGTTCGAAGCCCTCGAGGAGAGGTTTCCAATCGAACACGAATCCGCCGGCCGGGTTCTTGAGGAACTGGTAAAACGAGTTCGCGAGCTCGCCGAGGTTAGTCGCGAGGTTCTGAAATTCGATGCGGATGCCATCGATTGTCGTGGTGATGATGTCGCGCCAGTTGGTGGCGATGTAATCGGCGACCAGGCCGAGGTTAGAGGCCATCGTTTCGATGTGGACGATGACGTTAGCAATCTTCTCGGCGACGATGAGCTGGAAGATCGTGACATAGTCGCCGGCGCTGGCGAGGGTGTCGGAGACTGTAAAAAAGGTGTTGGTGATGGCATCGGCCCATCCTTGGAGCATCGGCCTATTGTCCTCGAACACCGTAATCAGGGTGGCGAGGAGCTCATTGAATCCGCCGATCGCGGCGGTGACCATCGGCATTAACATCGTGCCGACGGTGGTGGCGAAGTTGGCGAGGCCGCCCTCGGATTTGCGGAACTGGTTCGCCGCGGAATCCTGGGTGCGGGCGAGGTCGCCGGTGGCGGTGGCGAGGCCCTTGGTGATGAGGCTGGCGCGGGCGGCGACCTTGGCCGATTCGTCGAGCTTGCCGCTACCCTTGGCGAGGCCCATTCGCATCGCCTCGGCCTGGACGGCGGTTTCACTGAGGAGGACGCCGAACGCGCGGAGGGGTTCGGCCTCGCCGATGAGGCCGGAGCGGATTTTCTCGAGGGCCGAATCCATCGGGACGTTGTAGAAGCTGCTGGCGTCGGCGGCGAGGTTGACGAGCTGGTTACTGAGGGCGGCGGCGGCCTGGGTGCTCGAGCCGCTACCCTTGGCGATGAGGCCGATACTCGCGGCGGCGTCGAGGAGCTCGCCCTTGGGGAGGCCGAACGCTTTGGCCATCTTATCGGCGTTGGAGACGACGCTGTCGGTCTGGGCGCCGAAAACCTCGCCGGTCTTGGCCAGGGTTTCGCCGAGGTTGACGGCGCCCTTGATTCCACTCGTGAAGAATCCGACGACGGCCGAGGTTGCTTTGTAAATGACTCCGACAACGCCCAGGGCGGCGGCGATCTGGAGGCCCATGGCGCGGATCGAGGGGATCGCGGTGCGGGCCGCGGTGCCCACACTGCCGACACCCTTTGCCAGGTTCGCGGCGCCGGCGGTGGGGGCGGCCATGTTGACCCGGCTGAGGTCGCCCATCGGGTTAGCGCGCGCGAGGCCGCGCAGGCTGTCGCTCGCCATGCGGACTTGCCGGACGAATGTCGCGCTGTCGAATTTGACGCCGATCACAATTGTGCGGTTGATCGAGGAATTCAGGGCCATGAGTAGATTTCCACTCCGGTAATCGCTAGATTCCTATTCGCGGCGAACTTCCACGGCCTGGAGGGCGTGGCCCCATTGAAGCATGCCGATGACAATCGTGCGGTTGATCCTGCTGTTCTTTTCCACGCCCTTCGGGGCGTGGCCCCATTGAAGCGTGGCGGAGAGTGTCTCCAAGAGGTGTGAAGCGCCACTTTCCACGCCCTTCGGGGCGTGGCCCCATTGAAGCTAAAAACGCTTCGCGTCGAATTCAAGGTCGACGTATTTTCCACGCCGTAGGGCCCAGCGCCTTACGGCGTGGCCCCATTGAATCACTTCTCTCCATTCTGCTCACTCCTCGAGCCGTCGATGGCCGCGGCGGCGACCAGTACCAGGCGGGCGCGGCGATCGGTGTCGGAGGCGGCGACGGCGTAGCGGCTCGAGCTGAAAATCTGGGTGGGGCGGAAGGTGGCGAGGAGGCGGCGGAGCTGGGGGAGGCTCGAGGCGTATTCGCAGGCGCGGGTGAAGAAACCTTTCGGGTCGCTGAATTCCAGGCGGGGGTCGAGGACCAGGAGGTGAGAGCGCTCGGCCGCGGTGAGGGGTGTCAGGGTGACCTTGCCGGAATGGGCGGTCGCCTCGGCGAGGATGTAGCGGAGGAGCTTGTCGGAGGTCGCCTTTTCTTGCTTCGTCGCTTCGACGAATCGGGAGACGCCGGCGGCATCATCCTCGTAATGGCCCTCGGCGAGCTCGGTGAGGGTGTAGCGCAGGCGGAGGGTGGGGGAGCTGGTGATCTCGCGGGCGACCAGGGCGACGGCCTGGGCGCGGGCGAGGGGTGCGTCGGCCTCGGTGTTGGTGCCGTCGGGTGGGGCGGCGGAGAGGGCGTCGAGGATTTCCTCGGTGCCGGCGAACAGGGTGAGAGAGAGCTGGTCGCGGAGCTGATACAGGGTTTCGTGATCGGGTTCGCCGGCGGCGTCGGGGATGACGATGCGCGGGTTCTCAGGTTTCTTCTTGCGCCGCCAGAATTCGGCGGTGAACGCGCGGAACAGCGCGGACTTGGCGCGGGCCTTGACCTGGTCGTGGCGCTTGCCGACCTCTTTGGCGACCACGCCCAGGCCGATCATTTCGGCGACCTCGGCGAGCTCGGCGGGGGCGAGCTCGAGGGCGCGGTGTTGCGCGGGGACTTGCCGCGGCGGGGCCGGGGTCGCTGCTTTATGGGCCTGGTCGAGGAGACTCGGGAGGGCCGTTTTGGTTCTGGACACGGGTGCGGGGTCCTTTCGCTTTCCTACTGTGCTTCCCAGCGAAATTTTCCTTGTAACGGGTGCTTGTCGACCCGCGGGCGATTAGCTCGCGACCACGATCCGCCGCGGGTTTCCCCCAGACATTTCCAACCCGCGGCAATAAGGCTCGTACCCGGTTCGGTATCGAGTATGAAGGTGATCAATCGGGAATAACCGAGGGCTTTTGTGGCTCGCCATGCCGCCGCATAAAGCGCTGAACACGCATTAGGGCATCCGTCGGTTGCCAGGCGAATAACCTCGAGCGTCAATCCGTTGTCAAGCATCCTTCCTACTGGGCGACTCATAATCGCGACGCCGCGGATTTGTTCACGGTCGTCTACAACGGCGAGAGAAAATTTGTGTCCTGTCGCGGAAAGGTGGTGGCGGTGATGGCGCCGGACAAAAGTATTTGCTTCATTCAACTCACAAGGAATTATCCGCAAGCGCGATTGCTTAACGGCCTGGTCGAGGAGACTCGGGAGGGCCGTTTTGGTTCGGGTCACGGGTGCGGGATCCTTTCACCATCTTGGAGAGCATCATCATCCGGGCGGCCATGTCCTCGCCGGACTGGGCGCGCGGGCCGCCGGCGGCGAAATAGGGGACGATGCGGTCGATCGACCTGGGCTTATCGGACCACAAGCCCTCGAGGGTGGAGCAAACCAGGGCGGTCAAAAAGTAGATATCGGGGAAGCCGTAAAGGCTGTCAAACGCGATGAGCTCGGCGAGCTCTGGGGATGTCAGGGCCTGGCCGAGCTCGGCGGGGGTGCGTCCGTAGTGGGCGGCCAGGCGGATCAGGAATCGGCGGCCTGGCCGGTCCGCGAGTTTTTTTCCAATTCCTCGATATCTTCGCGGGTGAATTTGTTGAGGCGGAATGCGACGTCCACAATGCGCGTGATCGCCGAGGTGGAGTGGGCGCCGAGGATCGGGATATCTTCTTCGCGGAAAAGATCCTTGCCGGCGTCATCGCACGCGCAGTAATAGACCAGGCGGGCGCGGAAGTGGATGCGCTTGGTCTTTTCCCACTGCATTTCGAGTTGATCGCGTTCCGATGCGGAGAGGGTGCGGACCCACACATCGCCTCCCCATTCGGGGACGGCGACCAGCTCGCGGTGGAGGAGCGGGGGGGTTTTCAGGATGGTATCGCGGTCGAGGGGCATTCGATGAGCTCGGATTGGACCACGGATAGCACGGATAGGCACGGATGGGAGGACGGTTCGCCGAGGGTGCAAGAGGGGGTTAACTGCCGGCGGTGAAGACGGGGAGGTCCGTCAATTTCAATTCGATATCGGCGCCGAGGTTGGATTTGACTTTCATCCCGTTCAGTTTGAACGACGTCAAGAACCCGTGAAAGGTGCATTTCGCGGGGGTGGTGTTGGTGTCGTTGAATTTGAGCTCGTAAGACTCGATGGCGCCGGGGGCGGTGGCATCGGTGATGAAAAGTTTATGGGTGGCGGTGTCGCTGGGATCGAACCAGATTTTCAGGGTGAGCTTGTCGGGTTCGGGAAAGAGGCTCGGCCGGGAGATGATCAAGCCGGTGGTCATCGCGGTCGAGTCGATGGCCTCGACCATAACCTCCGGGCCGTCGATCTCGGTGACCTGGGCGACCGGGGTCATGGTGGTCGCGATCTCCACACTGAGGATTGTTCCTTCGCCGGGGATGACCAGGGCGTCGACGGTGGGCATTGGGTTCGTCCTTCTCTACGCGCTTGCGTTTACGTTCGTGGGCCTCGACTCGCGGAGTTTGAACGTGAAGGGGAGCTCTTTCCAGTAGATGCCGATATCAGAACCGGAGATAGGTTCGTCGTAACCGTCATCTTCGGTGTCGAAGAAAACGCGGATGATCGGGAGGCCGTCGAGCTCGCCGGCGAAACCCTGAAAGAAATTGCGGAGGACCTCGCGGCCGGATTCGATATCCGCGTGATTGTAGGAGGAGACGCGAAACAAGATGCTCACGTAGCGGATGCCGGCCGGGGCGGTGAGGGTGTCGTCATGCTGGCTGTCGGACATTTGATAGGTGAGGGTCGCCGCGCCCATCGGCGAGGACTGGGGGATGATGACCGGGTAAATCCGGTTGCCGAACAGGGCCGCGGCGGCGGGGTCGGCCTCGAATGCGGCGAGGAGTGCCAATTTGAGGTCCTCGAGGATGGGCGGGGCCGGGACGGGTGCCGGCCGCGACTTGTTGAACCGGAGCCGGTTGAATCGCGCGGTATTCAGCATGGGCTCTCAGGTCGTGAGGATCGCGCCCAGGAGCAATGAGGCCGCCGCGCACGAGCAATAGAGCGCGGTGACATCGGCGGTGAAGGGGTTCGGGAAGAGGCCGGCGGAGGCGTTCCAATACAGGGGCATTCCGGCTTTCAAGGTGATCGTGTTCGCCGGGGCCGTGGGGCTGTTTGTTTTGATCGTGAGGTCGGCGGTGGCGAGGAGGTAGAGCGCCTGGGTGCGGGCGACTGACCAGGCCGTGGGGATGACCACGTTGGAGGAGCCGGAAAAGAAGTTGCGAGAGAGGTCGATCGACCTCCTCCCCGTTTCGGTGAAAGAGCGTTTCAGGCGGGTGCCGTCGGTTCCGGCGATCGCCACACTGAGGGCGTAATTGACGGTGGCCAGGTTGGTTCCCGGGGCGATGGGCGGGATGCCGATGCCGCCGAGGGCCGATCCGGGGCCGTTGTAGCGGTGGCGGTTGAACATCGCGCGTTAGTACGGCTTGGCGACCATCATCTCGAGGAGGACGCGATAGGTCGGGAGGCCGGTATCGCCGGCGACGTTGGTGTCGAGAAAGGCGCTGATCGCCGGGGCGGCCTGTTGCAAGAGGACGTTGGCATGGTAGGCGTCGAGGTGGTTCAGGGGCGTCGGCGGTGGGCCGCCGAAATTGCTGGGCGGCGGGGTCTCAAAAATTGGGTCGACGAAGTTGCCGCCGGCCTGGGCCAGGAGGCCGGCATCTTGCAAGAGAGCGGCGACCGCGCCGAGGATCGCCGCGGCCTGGGTGACCGAATCGGCGCCGATCGAGAGTAGTTTGTTGGTGTAGTCTTGGGCCATGAATCGCCTCGAGTCTAGAGGTTAAACCACTGCGCCGGAGGCGTCGCGCCAGGCGCTGCCGTCCCACCAAATTGGTTTGTGGAGGGTTGCGTCATACCACTGGTCGCCGGCGGTGCGGCCGGTCGGCCGGGAGCCGGTCGCGCCGGTGCCGGTCCTGAACGTGTTCGGGACGCTAACGCTGTTATCGTTTGCGGTGATATAGATTCCGTAAGCGCCGAGAACCAGATTGAAGACACCGTAATCGCCGGATACTGAAGCAATCGACCAGACTTGTGCGCCGTTCGCTCGATTGGTCAGTGTGACCCCTGCATTTGGGCCGGTCGTTGAAAAGCCCTGGGCGATCATGCCGCCGGTGGTCATGTTCGTCGCGGTGAAGGTGTTGCCATCCCAGACGGGGCCTCCGCCGGCAAAGGCGCCGGCGCTGTTGAATTGAATGTCGTGCGTGGTGCCGCCGGGGGAGTGCGATTCGATGCCGGCCTGGAGTTCGTCGATCGTCGCCTTGCATACCCGGATCTGCACGACCACGCCGGCGGCGAGGTTCACGTCAGAGTAACCGGCCGCGGCGGTGAGGCCGGTCAGGGCGAGGCCGGCGCGGCCGGTGGATTGAAACACGCCGAGGATGACCTCGGTGGGGGTGTCGGGATTGGTGCAGGCGGTGAGGCGATAGATCCGATTCGCCGGGAGCGTCGGCAAGCCGTTCAGCGCGGCGAGGACGAGCTGGCCATCGCCGGCGGTGTGGGCGGTGCCGACGGTGCTTGACCAGTTGTCGACGGCCAGGCCGTAGGGCATTGTCAGAGAGCTCCAAGGAGGCGGTCGAGCTCCGACCGGGCGAAAACGAATTCCCGGGGGAGGCGTTTGTCAGCCTGCTTTTCGGCGACCTCGATTGTGTAGGCGCGGGAATGGTCGAGGGCGGCCTCGTGACTACCGTAGCGGGTGCGGTCGGGGCCGCGGGTGGTGCCGCGCTTCGGGTTCAACACCGATATCCACCCGGTCTCACCCTTGGCGGGGAGGGTGGCCGCGGCGAGCTTCTTGCCGACCCGGTGCAGGGTGACCTTGCCGCGGGTGTATTCGCCGATGCGCACTCCGCGCGGTTTCTCGGCGACCGCGGCGGCGGCCTGGGCGGGGAGCCGCTCGAGGCGGTCGAGGAGTTTGACGGCCTCCTCGAGGCCGGCGATGACGATCATGTCAGGGGAATCCCCATCATTACCCTTGGATGACGAATCCGAACACTTTCCATCCGAGGAGGAATAGCAGAATGAACAGGAGGAGGTTTCCGCCAAGGATGCCGAATCCGGCCGGGCCTGGTTGGGAGGGCCAATTCCAGTACAGGCCGAACACGAACCAGAGAATCATGAGGAGCCAGAAGAGAAAACCGAGTGTCATGGGGGGTCCTCCGGCGGGGACTGCTGCGCGTGCTGCCGCTTGTGTTCTTCCTGGTTGGCGAGGATCACATCGACCCGCTTTGCGGTTTCGTCGAGGTGGGCGGCGACCTGGTCGACCACGCCGCGGAGGTCCTTACGCATCTTGTCGCGATACTCCAACCATAATCTGAGTGCCGGGATCGCTACGCCACCAAAGAGGCCGGTCAGGGCGGTAACGATCGCGATAATGGCGACCTGCACACCCTGAACCGGGTCGACCACGTTTGCGGCGGCCAACATACCAGCAACAAAGCCGGTGAATGAGCCGACGTAACATAGTCCCATGAATGCCTTGTGTATGAGGGATCCGGTGAGGAACATCGGGCCGTCAATCTTCGGTTGCGCGGAGGGTCCGGTCGGGATCTGATACCGTCGGCCCTGACGTTGCCGAGGCCGGTGGTGGGGCGATGATCGCCATCGCGCCGTGATCCCAGAGGTTGGCGGCGACCCGACACCCCATTGCGAAAATCTGGGCCTCGAATGAGGGCGAGGTGATGACCTGCGAGGCGTTGGCCTCGAGGGCGTTGAACACGGCGCCGACACCTTGCGGGGCGCTGGCGTTGATAATTCCCCATAGCGCATTCATATCGATGCGGGGTTCAAGGAGGACGATCAACGGGTTGAGGCCGGCGGCGATCGGGATGAGCGTCGCGGGTGCTATCGCGGCCTTTTGCTGGGCCAGGAGGAATGAGCTGTGATATTTGGGCATCTCGAGGAACGACATTGGAATCGGGCCCATCAGGTGGTGAGGATCGAACCTTGCAAGAGAGCCGCGGCGGTGCAGGTGACGTAGAATCCCGTCACATTGGTGGTGAATGGGTTCGGGTAATACCCTGCGCTCGCATCCCAGATCAGGGGGACGCCGGCGACCAGGTTTATGGTGTTGCCGGGGGAGGTCGGGGAGTTCGTTTTGATCGTCATATTCGAGCTCGAGACCAAGAAAATCGCCTGGGTGTTGGCGACTGTCCAGGCCGCGGCGACCAGTACATTGACGGAGCCGGCGGAGAGGTTTTTGGCGATGTCGATGGAGGTGGTGCCGGTTTCGGTGAAACTACCGTTGATGCGGGTCCCGTCGGTTCCACTCACGCCGATGGAAAAGGCATAGTTGATGCCGATGACGCCGAGGTAGAGGAGGCAGTACAGAGTGATTCCGGCGAGGCAGTAAATCATGGGTTCGCGGGCGGGCCGACCTCCTGAACGAGGAGCTGGTATTCCTTGTGGCGGTTGTCGACGTCATTCACCCACAGGATGTTATAGATCGATCCATTGAAAATCAGGCGCATCGAGGGGAGGAGGCCGGGGGTCGGGAAAAGGGTGCCGAGGTAGCGCATGCGAACGGAATGGGTGACCGCGGCGGATATCTGCTTGGCGTTGACGGCCTCGCGACCGGCGAGGTTATGGACCTCGGCCCAATAGATTCCGGCCGGATTCCAGCTCGGTTGCATTTGTCCGTACTGGTCGCGGGTCTCGGTGAGGGTCTGCACCGTGACGCGCTGGCGCATCGGGCCTGCCCTCATTTTGGTTTCACCCGGTAGACGTAGAACCGGAGGGCCTGGCCGTTGGATTTCGTCGAGCGCGCTTCGTAGGTTCGCATGGCGAACCGCTGGCCGATCAGAAGCGATAGCAGGCGGCGGCATCGGTTCGGGGTGAGGTCATCGACGGCCGCGACCATTTCGGGGACGGTGAGGCCCTCGGGAGCGTTGCGGAGGGCGGTGCGCATGGTCTCGAGGAGAACTTTTTCCTCGGCGAGGGTCATCATCATCAGGCATACACTCCGGGGTCGCCGGCGAGGTGGGCGAACAGGGGGCCGGGTGATTCGTCGGGTTTTGGCCGGGGAACCGGGGCGTGGGGGCGGTCGATTCGCCGCCTGGCCATTGCCAGATAGGCCGGGCTGAGGTCGCATCCAATACCGCGGCGGCCGAGGGCATTGGCGGCGAGGATGGTACTGCCTGCGCCGACGAATGGGTCGAAGACGATGCCGCCTTTCGGGCATCCGGCCTTGATGCATGTCGCCGCTAATTTCAGGGGCATCGTGGCGAAGTGAGCGCCCTTGAATGGCTTCGGGCAGACGGTCCAGACGGAGCGGCGGTTGCGGCCGGACAATTCCTGGAATCGGAGGGTACTTTTTCCCGTCCCGTTTCTAGTTATGCCTGCCCGGGCCGCTTTATCGGGCTGCGGATATGTCACGTTCGTCTTTTCGCTGTATCGTTCCCGGATCGCCCCCGCGTCATAGTAATACCTTTCGTTTTTCGCCAGCAAAAACACGTACTCATGCGACTTCGTCGGCCGGTCGCGAACCGATTCCGGCATCGGATTGGGCTTGTGCCAGATGATGTCGCTTCTCAGGTACCATCCATCGGCCTGGAGGGCGAACGCGACGCGCCAGGGGATGCCGATGAGGTCTTTGGGCTTGAGGCCGGGTGGCGTCGGCGCTGTCCTCTTTTCGCTTCGTGGAATCATTCCACCGCGCCCGGTGGTATTGTCTTCCCGATGATCGATGGCGCCGCTTGAAGCGTAAGAGTCGCCCAGATTCAGCCAGCACGTCCCATCGTCGCGGAGTACCCGCCGCACTTCGCGAAACACGTCCACGATCGCGGCGACATAACCCTCGGGTGTTGGCTCGAGGCCGATCTGGCCGGCGATGCCATAATCCCGGAGGCCGAAATAGGGGGGAGAGGTTACCACACACTGGACCGATCGGTCGGCGAGGGGGATTGCCCTGGCATCCGACTTGAATAGCAGGTAGCCAATCCCGGTCGGGAGCATCAGGCGTAGACTCCGGGGTCGGTCGCCGAAATCAAAGCATCCACGGCCTGCGGAACCGGGTAGGTTTGCGCGTCGGCGACCTCCTCGCGGTGTTCGTACCAGTGCGCGACCATGAGGCGGCATGCGCTCTTCACGTTTTCGCTGACGCCGGCGGCGGTCGGATTGCCGGCGGTGAATTGGATGACCACGCCATCGATCTGCGGGCGGGCGACTGGCCAGACGTAGCCGATGAGGGGTTGGATCCGGGCGCCGAGGCCGGTACTGACAAAGTAGGTTGCGGGGTCGATCGTCTGGAGGACGCCGAGGGGGTCGAAGTATTTGACCGAGGCGACGGAGATGAGCGGGCGGGTCGGGAAATGGAGGATCGCCGCGCCGTTCGGGAGCCATTGGGGATTCGGGCCGCTCTGGCGGATAAGCCGGTTGTAATAGCCGTTCGCCGAGGCGGGGAAACCATCCATGTACCAGTTGAACGTTGATTGGAGGATCGTTGCGCGGAGGAGGACCTCCGCGCGGAGCCGGGCGGAGTCGATCCACGAAACGATGAGGGAGTCATCATCGGGGATCTCGAGGCGGCATTGTTGTTTCGCCTCGGCCAGGGTGATCGGTTGCAGGGTGAAATTCAGGGACTGGGGGCCGGTCGCCGTGGCGGGCCTGGTCAGGGTGACTTGACCGCCATCGTCGATCGAATGGACGAACGTCGACGGAGGGATACCCGGGCCGCGGACCTGGACGGCGCCGGCGAGCTCGGCGGTGACCAGGCCGGTGACCGTGGGGGAGCCGGTCGCCAGAGTGCCTAGCTGGGCGACCACGGGGCCAGTGAGGAGTTCGAGGTGTTCCATGCCTGGTTACTTCGTCGGTCGCTGGCGGGGTGATACGGCCTGCTCGCCGTGGGGGGGGGCGGTGGCCGTTTGGATCGGGTCGGGGCCGGAAACGGCAATGCCCTTGCCGGCCTTGACGTATGCCTCGGCGAGGCGCGGGGGGAATTCCACGACCTCGCCCTTCTCTCGCCATCGATCGCCGACGAGGGCGCCGGTGGCCAGTCTGATAAACGGCATTGGGGCGACCTTCCTGGGTTGCGGGGTGTGTCTTCCTGGATAGCGGGTGTGTCTTCCTGGGTGGTTACAGGGTGACCATATCCACACACTGGGCGAACGATTCGGGGTGGCGGAGGTTGACGTCGCAATCCTGGAGGACCACGATTCGGATCGTGCCGGAGCTCGAGCCGGTATAGGGGTCGACGATCACATCTTGACCCGACCAGAATGCATAGATCAGATCATTCCAGTTGGCGAAGATGATCGGGGAAAGGTTGGTGCCGGTGCCCTTGGTGAGGTTCCCGGGCAATTGATTGGTGACGAAGACGGGATAGCCGTTGACCTCGCCCTGGTCGAAAATATAGATCGGGAAGGTGGAGGCGGCGACCTTGACGGTCTGTTTGAGGGTGCCGCGGCCGACGGCATTGCACATGTACGCGAGTGAGCCGAGGTCGGCGTTCAGCTTGGCGACGGCGGTCTCGAGGCCGACCGCCATTGCCCAGGTTGGCGCGCCGCCGTTGGCGCCGATCGGGACGGTGGTGACGCCGGGATGAATCATGATTCCGACGGGTTGGTTGCTTACGCCGGTGCCGGCCAGGCCGGCGAGGTCGACGCCGCGGGCGACCACGTTGGCGAGGTCCTCGCGGACGAACATTTCCGCATCGGTGTTGATCTGCTCGGCGAGGCGGCGGGTGATATCGGTATAGGCGCCCGCCGTTCGCGGCGTGAAAGCGACCTGGTCGACGACGGGTTGACCGGCGGAGGGCGGGGCCGCGCCCTCGGCAAGCCAGTACATTGCCTGGGTGGCGCTTTGCCTGGGGATCGCGAAATTCCCCTGCATGTCCGTGAGTACCCGCGCGCCGGCCTGGCGGGTGACCATCCTGGTTCGGAGGATCTCGATATAGGTGGTGTCCAGAACCGTGGCAATGCCGCCGGCGCCCTGGGTGGTGTCGAATGCGCGATACTGGGGGTCCCCGTAGCGGGTGCGGCCGATGGCCGCGGAGCGGAGGTCGATCGGCAAATCGTAGGGCATCACGAAGCCGTTCGCCGGCACGGATCGATTGACCACGCCGGCGCGGCGGGTGATGAGCTCTTGACTGCACTCGCCCTCGAGGCCGTCGAGCTTGCCGCGGTCGGCGAGGACCCGGATGGCGCGGAGGACGGAATATTTCCCCATGTTCCGCTTTTCCTGGTGCGGCAATGGGTCGCCGTGGCGCTCGCCGTTGGTAGCGGCGACCACGCCGGCCAGGGCGTCGAGGCGGTGGCGCTGGGCGATCTGCTCGCCGAGGCCCTCGCCCTCGGTCAGGAGGGCCTCGAAACGGGTGGTTTCCTCGGGAGTCTTCAGACGGTTTTCGTTCTCGGCAAGGGTGTTGATCTGGCGGGCCTGGTCGGCGATCTGCGCCCGTTTCCGGAGGAGCTCTTTGATTTCCATTGGGGGACCTCGAGAGGGATGTTTCGTCAGAACACGTCCAGAAGCCGGACGCGGGCGGCATCGCGCTGGGCGGCAATCGCAATGTGTGGGGAGGGGATCGCGGGCGCCGATTCCTTGGCTTGCTGGGTTTGAAATGATCGGAGCGCTACCGATGTTTCCTCATAGGCGGGATACGTGACGGGTCCAACGTCATAGAGTTCGTCGGCCTCGACCAGGGTGCGGAGCGGTGGGTCACTCTTCCAATCCCATTCCTCCTTGGAGATGGTGAAAGCGAAACTTTGGCCCTGAATGTCGCGGCGGCGGATCGACTCGGCGGTGTCGCGGCCGAGCTGGGTATCGGGGAGGTCGCATTCCATCCGCAAGCCGATTTCATCCTCGACCAGGCGGAGGGTGCCGGCGGAGGTGCGGCCGAGGACACACGACGGGTCATGATTGAAGAGGGCGCGGACATCACAACGGCCGAGGGCGCTTGCGAACGCGCCGGGGGCGATCTGCTCGCGGAAATATCCGAGGTCGAGAGAGAGCCGGTTGAACAGCGCAGCGTAGCCGACCAGGGTACCGGGGCTTTTCGATCCGTCGGCCGCGGCGCGGAGCTCGATTGACTCGACGATGTCGCGGACCTCGCGCTTGTCGCTGGTTTTCGGTGTCATTTGGCTGACCCATTCTTGGCGGCCTGGCCGTTGGTGCTCGGCATGAAAATATCGTCGTCTTCTTCGGGATCGATCTGGGGAGGCGGGTCGGGCGGGGCCATCGCATCGCCGGCGCGGTCGAGGGGGACATACTGGGCCTGGAGGTAACACTTGTCGGCGTTGGGTTCGTTCGATAGCGGGTTGTCGCCCTCCTTGGCCCTGATTTCGTTCGGGGAGATGCTGCCGACCTGAAAGCGACGGGTGTAATAGGCGGATCGGGCGGTCATGTTGCCGCGCATCAAGGCGTTCATATCGTGGGCAAAGTAGAGTTGATCCAATTCATCTTCGAACAGGAGTTTGGTGTTTTCCTCGGCCTCGATTGCCTCGAGCCATCCTTGGAGGGTCGAGGTGACGTAATCGAGGTTGGCCTCTTCCACGTTGGTCAGGTGCGCTTGGCTGTAGTCCTGGAGTTTGTGAGGAGGGAGGTTCAATAGGCGGGCGACCTCGATTACTTGAAATTGCCGGGAGCTCAAAAACTGGGCCGTTTCGGGCGAAATCTGGGATTCTTGCCACTCTAAACCTTCCTCGAGGACGGCGGTCCTGAACGCGTTCAGGGTGCCGGAGTGGATGTTCTCGAAGGAATCGCGGAGGCGCTTGGCGGCATCGGGAGAGAGCCGTTTTTGTGTCTTGAGGATGCCGCCGGGCCGAGCGCCATTGCCGAACAGGGCCGCGCCGAATTGTTCCTCCGCAATGCCCAGGCCGATGGCTTGGCGGCCCAGTGTGGTCGGGGAGTAACCTGAAATTCCATCGAAGGAGAGGCCGGCGATGTGAAGGATATTTTCGGGATTCCATCGCCGGTTGGTGTTGGTGTCCTCGTAATAGAGCGCTTTCCCTTTTGCATCGCGGATCGGCTTGGTGGTGCCGGGGTGGAGGGGCCAGAGCTCGGTCGGCATGCCGGAGCCATCGCGGATGATCTCGGAGTAATGGTTTCCCCATCCCAGCGCGTGACCCAATTGCATTTGACGGTAGCGATACGCATTCATTTCCGGGTTCGGCCGGTGCCGGAGGAGGCGATGGCGGGGGTCGCCCTGGGCGTATGCCTGGCCTCCGCCCTCGAGGCGCTGGTAGAGGCCGAGCGGGAGTTTTGCAACATCCGTACTGATCACATTCACGCCGGCGAACCAGGCCGTGAGGGTGAGGGCCGTTTGCGGGGTGACGGTGATTCCCGAGAGGACCGGAGATATCAGACTGTAGCCGTAGGACTGACCCGGCAAGAGGTCGCGAGCTCGCCGCGCGGCGGTGGCCAGGCCGCGGCCGAGGCGGGTGAGGAGGCCGGGGGTGGGGGAGGGTGTGTTACTCATGTTCGATTCGACGTTTTCGCGCTGCGCTCTCTCGTTCGACCAGGATGGAGATATCGTTTTCGTAGCCTCGACCGCGGAGCTCGCGGAGCGCTTGCCGGATAGACCACTTCGGGAGGCGGCGGTAGCGCACTCGCCAGGCCCAATCGTCTAGCGGCGATTGGCCGGGGTCGCGGGTCGATACGGAATAGGTGACGCGCCTGGTCATCAGACGGATATCACCCCGCGGGTCTCGTAAATCGATCCGCCGGAATCGGGGTCGGCCTGGGCGGCGGCGATGGCGTTGACCAGGGCGGCCACACCGTCGATTTTCTTTCGGGAGCGCTTCTTATCGAGCTTCACGTTGCCGGCGGCATCCTCGACCGCGATGGCGTTACTCATCATCCATTTCAGAACTGGATTGCCGCCGTGGCGGATTTTCCGGCCCTTGACCAGGCGCTCGAGTTCCTTGGTTGGCGGAGAGAGAGAGAGGAAACCTTGACGGAGGAAATCGACGGGGAGGCCGTCCTGATCGCGGAGCTCGAGGGCGAGGGCCGTAGCGTTGTAGGGGTCGAGGAGGAGCTTACGGAGGTCGCTGGCCGCGGCCAGGGCGTTGATTCTCCGGCGGATGAAACCATAGTCCACGATCGATCCGGGCGTTTCTTCAATCCACCCCTGGGTGATCCATAGCCGGTAGGGGACCCGGTCGCGCTGCTCGAGCTCGGCGACGTTATCCGACGGCATCCAAAACCATGCCTCGAGGTCATAACCGCGGACATCATCCCCCCAGAGGGCGACCAGGGCGGTGAGGTCGATCGACTTTGAAAGATCGCCGCCGGCGTAACATCCGTAAGAGGTCCGGATGTCCCGCGCCGACGCCGGCGGCGAGCTGCACCCTTGCCAATCCTCGGCGGTGATATACACCGAATCAGACTTCGATACGATGCACAACCGGAGCCGTTGAAAGCCGGCCAGTTTGCGGGGTGTCTCGCGGGCCTCGGCGAGCTCGCGGGCGAAATCCTCCTCGGATATGGTGACGCCGAGACTGGGGTTGGCTTTCTTCCACGTCGCGGGGTCGCCGATATCGTCGAGTTTGGGATCGGCACGATAAACTTGACCAAGAAAGCTGATATCCGGGACGGTGCCGGCGGTGACCTTTTCCGCATATTCGCGTTCCTCCCACCAAACACCATCCTCATGTTCGCCGGCGGTGGTGATCGAGATGCGGAGGGGTTGAGAGCGGGCCGCGCCGGCATACTCGAAAACATCCCATAACTCGCGATCGGCCAGGCGGTGGAGTTCGTCGAAAATCGTGCCGGAGGCGTTCAGGCCATCCTTGGAGGCGGCGACCGAGGAATTCGCGATGATGACGCCGCGGCCGGAGGGGTCGATGATTCTCTTGTTGTTTTGGCTGTTCTGAATCTGGAGCCGGCCGCGGAGCTCGGGAGAAGACTCGACCATGCGGCGCTGTTCTTCAAATATGATCGAGGCTTGATCTTTGTCACAAGCGTTCAAATAGACTTCGGGAGCGCCCTCGCCATCGGCCAGGAGGAGGTACAGGCCGAGGCCGGAGATGAGCGTCGATTTGCCGTTTTTCTTCGCCACTTCCAAGTAGGCGCGGCGGAATCGCCGGCGACCATCCGGCATCTTCCACCCGAACAGGCGGATGAGGAAATCCCGTTGCCACTCGAGGAGGGTGAGCGGTTGGCCGGCCCATCGGCCCTTGGACTGACAACAAAACGTCTCGACGAAATCACAAACCAGCTCGCCGGCGGCCTGGTCGACATAACACCCTTGCTCGAGGGCGAGCTCGTCAGACGGATTCCGGATCCAGCGCGGGTCGACCCTACGCATTCTTGCCGCGCCTGGTCAGGAATTCGCCCAGGGCATCCTTACTCTTCCCATCATCCCTCGCCTTGACCCGCGACCGGGCCGCCGGCGTCGCGCCGAATTCGGAGAGAAGCGAGTGCATTTGGGCCCTCGCCATGTGGCCCATTGTGACCGCTGGATTTGCTTTCACGCCGCCGGACCCCGTATCAACCAGGAGGCCGCGGATATGTACCTCGAGGTCGGCCCGGATCCACTGCGAGTAAGCCGAACAGTAGAGCGCCAGCGCCGCGCCATCGACCGCGGCGAGAATGCCCATCGCCTCGAGCTCCGGCACAATCCTATCCCATTCCGCCCTCCCAAACGAATCAAGCGCCTCCGGTCTCTCCGGCCTCATCCGGGGCGGTTTCGGCTCATCCGCATTCACCCGATCCGCCCTGGTTCCCTTGAGGAGTTTTAGCGGCGTCGGTTCAGGCTTTCGACCTCTTTTCATATAATCTCGCGACTATCCAAAAAACAACCCGGAATCCTGTCAACGTGTGCGTAAAGG